TGCAGGAATTATCGAGTAGTGCTGAAATGCTGACGGGAGAGGGCGAAGCCACTCCGATGGGAGAGGGCGTCGGCAATTTGATGATGGCTGGTGCACAACCGGCAATGGAAGCGCTCCCCCCTGAAGCGATGATGGGTCCACCGCCCGGAGCCATGATGGGTCCACCGCCCGGAGCCATGATGGGACCACCGCCCGGAGGAATGGCCTACGGCGGCCCGATACAGCGTTTTGCTCAAGGCGGCCCCGTACAGCATTTTGACTGGGGCGGTGGTGTCGCAGACAAAGCCTTGGGTTCTGTAGGTCGCGGTCTCCAATGGGGAGCCGGACAGGGTTGGAGAGCCGCCCTCGCAAATCCGTGGAGTGCTACAGCGCTGGGTCTAGGTGGCTTGGGGGCATTGGGGTTGGAGGCCTATGGTAATCCCACTATTCAACGGCTGCTTGGGCTTGGGGATTTTAAAACGGAGATAACCCCTATAGCAGGGGGCGAGAGCGCTCTGAAGGGATATAACGTCCCCGATGCCACTATTCAGAGGTTAGGTCCCCGAGATAGGGCCACGATGCCGAGCTACACAGCAGCAGACCTGTTTACGGCAGATAGCATTCCCGATTTAAGCAAGAGGGCACCCCTATCTGATGTAGCAGCGAGGGCTACTAGAACTCTGGGGGGAGGCAACGTTAGAAGTCGAATAGCCCCGGAGGCCTTTAGCTACAAAGCAGCACCCCTTGCAAATGCGGGGACAACAGAGGCGACAGTACTCGGAGATCCGGGCACGATGCGCTTTGACCCGACAAAGGCAGACTTTGACACACAGTATCAAGATCCCGAGCGCTTTAAAAAAAACTTTGACGAGCGGCTTAAACTTTACGAAGACGTTTTAGGCTCTGACAAGGAGTTTACTAAATCCCAGATGCTCTTTGACATTGCGGGTGCGGGCTTAAACTTTGCCGGTGGGCGCGGTGCGGGTGGTGAGAATGTTGCCTCACGATCTCCTGCGGCGCAGTTTGCAGCCGCTTTTTCGCAAGTGCCTAAAACTATGGGGGAACGTCTGGCGCTGCAAAGACAGGAAGAACGGGGTGTGAAAACCGCCGCCCTCGCGGCCACCGAAAAAGAAGAAACCGCGCACCGAGAGTTCGTCGCGGGGGAGCGTAAACTTGAAAAGGACTTGATATTTCAGGTGTCAAAGGGGAATTTTGATGCCCGAAATCTTTTTAAGATGAAAGAGGGTGATTACACGCAGGAACAGACTTTAGCGCTGGCAACTCGCACCTTGCAGGCAGCACTTGCAAAAAATGAAGGCGACAACTCTTTAGAAGGTCGTGCGCTGACCGGCAGGATCAATGCTGCTATAAGCGAGGTAGATAACCTATACAACACTATCGACAGAGCAGCAACGATAAAAACCAGCCTAGCGCAAACTATTATGACAAATAATGCAGCGCTTACCCAGACTAATCTAAGACTGGAAACTGATCGGGCACTAGCCCAGCATAGAGAAGAAAACCAAAACATAAGGTCTGAAAGAGAACTACGCCTTAACGAAAATCTTAATGAGGCCCAGCTTAGACAAGGGCGCGAGGCGCTAAGATTACAACGCGCTAGAAGTCTAGATGAGTGGAGTTTAGGCCTAGCAGCGGCGCAAACAGGAAGACTATCTCTAGAGCTAGAAAAAGAAATAGCGGAGAGGCGGGGTTATGCGGAGGCCTCTCAATTTCATAGGGTGCAGGAGTTCAAAGAGAAGCTTTCGGACAGAGAGCTACGGATGTTTGAGAAAAAACTTGGGATGAACTTCTTGATGGCGACCGCGGGCCAACTCACCAGAGAAGATTTGCTGCGAGAGTCCGCGTTCGATAGACAACTCGAAATCGCAATGGGCACAGACAACTGGAACAAGTTCATATACCAACTAGATGAAAGCGTACGACAATTTGACATAGATCACGGGCTAGAGGCCGATTCAATATATGGCACATTGGCGCTTAAAAAGAGGGTCTTAGATCAGGAGGCCCTTGAATATCTTAAAGGCAGCACACCGGGTGTTTTTGACAACATTCCGGGCGGCACTCAAGCAGAAAGAGATCGAAGGATTTTTGCAATGAGGCCCCTATGGAAGCGTTATGCGGAAGGAACGTTAGCTCCTGCTCAGGAGGATTATTTATCCGCTTTTATAACAGGCTATCTGGATCCCACGCTAAACGCGCAAGGCCTCGAAACGCGCAAGGCCCTCCCACAAATGGTGCTTGCGGCTCTCCAAGGACGAAAGAAGCTGGGGCTAACCATGCCCATACAAAATGCTATGGACCTGAAGTTTGAAGATGTAGATCCGAACTTTTTTGATTCAAACGGGGCCGAAAGGGAAGCCGCGCTAGACAGGCTAGTCTACGGGCCAAAGGGGAGATAAGGGGTATTTAACGTGCCAACAATAGCCGACTTTAAACAGCGCTATCCTCAGTTCGCGGATATGGCCTCTGAAGATCTTGCCCGTGAACTTCATACGCGCTTTTATTCTGATCGACCCTATGAAGATTTTATGCAGGAGGTTTTGCCTGACCGTGGGGAGGAAAGCCAAGTTAATTTATTAGGCGTTTCTGAGGGTTTAGATCTGACGGCGGGGACAGGCGTTTCTGCAAAAGCAAACTTCTATATTAACCAAGCCTCGGATTTAGCTAATGAGGTATTTGGTACAGACATTCCATCAATGTCGCAATCCGCCGAAGAGCTTATACCGGCTTTAGATGCGCTAAGTACTATCGCCACTACTGAAATGATGAAAACTATTTCAGGAAAGGAAAATTTACAACTCCAATTAAGGTTGCAGAAACTGCAAGTTCCTTCAAAAAGTTTTATCTATAATGACCGACGATCTTTGAATCAGTTTAAAACCGCCTCCCGCACTATGGATTTTGCCGGTAAACTTTTACTTGAAAAGCTAGAATCGGGGGAGTTAGATCGCAAACAAATTATAAAAACCAAACGCGATTTATCCTCGGCGCGGGCGCTTCAAAGAGAATACGATAAGTTGACGAACGCTTATGAGCGAAAAATGGGTATAGGCATGGAAGAGGAAGATGAAGATTTAGATCGATTTTTCACGTTTTAAGTAATCATGGCTGATTTCACAGACCTTTTAGACCCCTCCGAAATTCTGGATGAAGATACTTTATCGAGTATTGGAAACACAGCGGAAACGGCTCGTCCCATTTTAGGGGTTTCTCCAACAGGTTCCAGATTTATAGAAAATTTTGATACCCGTGGGGCTTATGCGGCCCTACGAGAAAAGGGTGATGAGGATTTAGAGGCCAAGCGAAAAATAGCTGAACGACTGGCCCAAGAAACCCGTTTTAGTATAGAAGCCGCCACACGAGCGGGCTATTCTTACGACGAAATCATAAGCAAATTAACAGGCGTAGACCGTGAAGAATACGGGGGTGGCTATGGGGCTGCGGCCCGTGGTTTCGGAAGAGAGCTTGCCCCCACACTTGCTTTGGGAGCGGGTGGCGCATATGGGGGACGCGGCGCAGGAAAAGTTATGCGTGGCGCAGCGGGTGCAGCATCGGCGGCAGGTCAAAAGCTAAGAGAAACCGCACGGGATCCTTCCCCACCTCGTCAGATTGATCCAAGGGTACGTGCAACAGGGGTACAAAAGCCTAATTTATCGGCACGTATTCTGAATCTTGCGCCAAAGGCGGCAAAAGCTGCGGCAGCCGCAAGATTGGGGCCTATTGCAAAAGGCATGGGCTATTTAGCGGGTGTGTTTGGAGGAGCGATTGGTGCGGAACTTGCTGCCAGAAAAGGTGTAGAAGAGGTTTTTGGTGAACCGCGCCCATTGGAACTTGCCGATTACCCACGTTATGAAGCGGGTAGAACGGCTGGCATGTTTATTGGATCTATTCCCGCTACATTTCAAATAGCGAACGTGCTAAAAGACATTCCAAATTTGGCCCCCGCAGCAATTGCTAAAAACGTAGCCGTGATGGGGGCTAAAGAAGCCGACGACCATTCTGGCTTTGTCAGGAAAATGTTCGACTGGGGTCGTCAACAGGCCGGGGAGAAAGCGGCTAGGGTCCGTGCGAGAGCGGCTAGGGGAACAAGGGCCTCGCAGGAATCCTTGGAGGGCGGCGCAGAGGTATTAAGAAAGGTTGGGCAAGCCCTCGTTGAACACCCCAAGAGCGTAATTGCAGGCGAAACTGCGTTAGGCCTTGCGTGGACGCCTTTCGGGGCAATGATTGCAGAAGAACTCTATCCGGCTCAAGCCGGGGCTAAATTAGGCGCTGAAGTCACCGCTTCTGTCATTTATCCCGGCTCCATGCTTTCCCTCGTCAAAGTTCCTTTTCGAAAAGTCAGCTCTGCTTTCGGCAAAGGAGCCAGAGAGCAAAAGGCTGCGGATTACATGGTCAACCTATTTGAGGAATTACAAAAGAGAGGTATCGAGGAAACTCCAGAAGAGTTTTTAGCCACGCTTCGCAATGCACGGTTTGAAGACGTTTCAGGAAAGGTGGTTGAACTTACGCCGTCTCAATTAACGGGAAGCACGACGTATTCCATATTAGAAAAGTTCTTGTCGGACGTAAGCCCCGCTTATTCCGCTGTTCACAAAAGGTCGGCTAGAGACGGCCATGCTGCACTAACCGGACTTATAACGGCGCTTTATTCTCACTCAGATCCAAATCTCGTCAACATGGCGGCGAAGCTAGAAGAAAAAATGCTTCAGGACACATTTACAAAATGGTTTGATACACGGTTGGATAATGCGGTTACTACAACAGAAGAGTTTGCAAAACGCACCGACGCTACACCAGCGACCATACAAAGAGAGGTCAATAAGCAAGTTCACAAAACTATGAAAAGCGCATTAACAGAAGCGCGGCGTGTAGAAAAGAGCCTTTATGAGAACGTTGATAAAACAATGGAGGTGTCTGTAGACAATATTGCAAAACGGTGGAATGACGAATACGCCAAGCTTTTTAAACCGGGCGTAACGCTTAAAGAATTACGGAGAGCGGGTATCCCCGCTTTTCTCAAAGACCTAGAAAACCCAGATGGTCAATTGTGGGGGCAATTAACGGAGCAGTTAGAAAACAGCCAAAAGCTGTCCGATTATTTAAACAAAGCGGTAAAAAAATCCGCAGGACAATCAGCGGGACTGGCGTTAAATAAGTATCTTCGCAGCAGGGCTATGGGTACGGGTTTAACCCCAGATGAAAAACTGCTCGCAGCGGAAAGGGCCTTTCGAACCACGCCGCAAAAAGGAGGGGCACCCGGCACCTATGAAACTATTGAGGGTGTGACAAAAAATTTGTCGTCCCAACAACGAAAAAACGCCGCAGACTTGGCAAGGAAAAAGCTGAATCTTCGGAAGACAGATGCCGAAATAGAGAGGCTAACTGCCGAACTTACAAGCGTCAGTAATCCGGATGGTACAGCACCGGAGCATTTTAAACGTACCACGTTACGAGAGCTTATGAATTTTAGATCGGAAATGCTGAACAGCGTAAGAAGTACGCAAGCCGGGGAAGTGGTTAATTATAACGCCCGTCGAATTTATGGCGAATTAGCGGACGCGGCGCTGGATGATATGGGGGCCAACCTTAACATAGACCCCATTTCTGGAGCAGTAATTGATGAAGCTCAGGATGTAGGTTCTAATATAAAAAAATTGATAAAAGCCTACACGTTTTCCAGATCACTTAACGACAGCTTTTCAAGGAGCTTTGGTGGAACTCTGGGACACGTAAAGGGAACGGGACAATATAAAGTACCGCCAGAATTAGCGTTAGATGAAATGTTCAAGGGAAGCAGTAATGCGGTTGCTATAAAGTATAACGAACTTCAAGAGGCCCTATCCCTATTAGAAACCGCCTCAAGAGGTATTGACAAAACAGCAGAAGGGTTTTCTGTTCCAAATATAGCATCGCTCATTGAAGACGAAGGTCTAAGAAAAGCAGGCGTCAATGACGCTCTGGATATGTTCCTGCGACAGGCCTTTCGAGATGAGGCTGTTGTTGTCACTCCGGTTCGGAACCCCGCGACGGGGGAAACCATTAATCGTGCGATAGTAGACGAGAAAAAATGGGGAAAGTTTTTAGAGGACCACAAAGAGATTCTTTCCTTAGACATTCTAAGTACGTTACGGAAGGATTTAACGGACCTTCCCCAACGAGATCAATTGGTATCGGCTTATTACAACAACCATCCCGACTTCCCTGACAGTGTAGATTTTGCACTTAAAGGTCCGGGTGAAACGGCGACGCCCGTAGGTGATTTTTGGACGAGCATGCAAAAAGAAGCTGTGTGGGCAAAACTTTTAGGGAACGAAAACCCTACCAAAGTAGTGGCAAACATATTTCGGAAGGACAACAAAAACTTTTCTGCTCAGTACAAAGAATTGGTTCGCTTGGCAAAGGGGCACCCTAATACAGAGGCTCGTGAGGCTTTCAGGGACTCGATTATCAAATACGCCTTTGAAGAGGCGCGAACCCCCGACGGCTATAGCCTTAAAAAGATCCACAAGGTTTTATTTGAACCGGAGCATAACGGGCATAGAATGCCCCCGCTTCTTGAGGCTCTGGTCGATGATGAAATCGTAGGTACGACGTTTAACAAAAAACTAGACAATATCATCACGCAAATGGCTAAACTGGAACGTCTAGCCGATCAGGGCGAAGATGTATCTAAAATATTGGAAAACGACTCTCCGCTTTTTGTATTTGCGGCACGAGTAATTGGTGCGGCAGCGGGTCGCACCTTTGCAGCAAAAACAGGAATGGGCGGGACAGTTCAAATACCGGGTGCAGCCGCAACTTTCGCAAAAGCCTATCTCAATGACATGCCCTCCGTTCTGATTCAGGACATTCTTATCAAGGCCTCTACGCCGGGAAAAGACGGGGCGGAACTGTTAGAAGCGCTTCTTAAAAAAGGGCGTACCGAAAAGGAAAAGGTAGCTGCGGCTCAAATCATAGGTAATGCTATAGCTTACAGCCTTGGGGCACCCGTTGCCGCTATTGTGCGACGACCCGTTCTAGGTTATGACGTATTCCGGGCCGAAGACGTTGAACAGCCTTTTCCAGAAGACGCCCCAACCCCCCAGTCTCGTGGGTTTGTAAAACCGCTCATGGAATATATTCCACGTGTGGGACGTGCGTTAATCCCCGGACAAGCCCCAGCGGCCTCTGCTCCCGCACCCGCTCCCGCACCCGCTCCCGCACCACGGCCCACGGCTCCCGCACCTGCACCACAACCCACGGCCCAAGGTACAACGCTTGAGAACCGACAGCGCTTTGCTCAGATGTTCCCCGGAGACATTACTTCAGGCTTGATCAACCAAGGGATCGGTTCGTACCGCCCCTAGATCAGCCACTCCCGCGCCTTTTCTCCCAGCACCTGACTTGAGATATTGATTTTATCCCGCAGTGCTTGCAGGATTTTTTCATCAATGGTGTCTGGAGTAACTAGATCTATATAGGTCACGTTATTTTCTTGGCCTATTCTATGGGCGCGGTCTTCCGACTGGAGCCGGATCTCTAGATCATAACTGTTGCTGAAATAGATGACCGTCTGAGCCACGGAGAGAGTTAATCCAAACCCCCCGGTTCTCGGCTGGCCGACAAAAAACCGCAATTCTGAATCGGGATCCTGAAACTTTTCGACTATTTTCTGTCGATTCTTCTGTTCCGTTTCGCCAAAGTAGGAGGCCGCCGCTTCGTCACCGAAGCGACGGCGCAGGGCTTGGACAATCCGGCCTATGTCGTGCGTCCACGAGGCCCATATGATCGCCTTTCCCTGAAACTCTTCGACAACCGCCATGAGTTCATCTAGGCGGTTGTTTTTGATCTCTTCTATTTCACCATTGTCCGGTTTCAAAAACCCACAGGTGATTTGTTGAAGTCGCATGATTTGTGTCAAGACAGAAGAAGTGGTTGCCAGTTCTCCTTGATCGAACTGCGCGAGCGCCAACTTTTTCATCTGTCGATAGAGGCGTTCTTGTTCGGCGGTTAAAGGAACGTCTCGGCGCATGTAAATTTTTTCGGGCAGATCTAAACAATCTTTTTTAAGTGTTCTCAGCGAGAACCGATTGAGCTTTTCATTCAGTTCATCAAGCCGTTGGTAACCCACAATTTCCTGAATGCTTCGGGGACCAATATAACGTTGCTGCATCCGTGCGTAACGATTTCTAAATGCATAAAAACTTTTGAAGCCTAAAGCCTTGGGGCTTAAAAACGCACATTGACTGTACAAATCCATCGGGGATTTTGTAATGGGCGAACCGGTTAAAATGCGCCGGTACTTTGCAAACTGCGCCGCCTTTATAATGTTCTTTGTTCGAAGTGCTTTGTGGTTTTTGATCGTCGTGCTTTCATCCACGACCAATAAATTTTTGGGATTACTTTTTAAGTATTTCAAAACAGTGCTGGCACCTTTTTTGGTACTCACCGCCTCTATGTTCATCACCAAAGTGTGTAATGTGTCCGCTTTACGTTTTGCGGGATAGATAATGCCCTGCATATCGGCAATGAATTTTTTCGTGAGGTTGTTTTGCCACCGCACCAGATTGTGCGGGATCCGCTCAGGTAAGTGCCGGGGGATCTCCAAGCGGATCCAGTTGTCGTAAACGCCTTTCGGGGCCAAAATAAGAACCGTGTCGATGTGTCCTGCTTCAAACAGCAACGCCATCGTGTCCACAATAACTTTGCTTTTGCCCGTGCCCATTTCCATATACAGGGCGTAATACTCTGAAAAACAAGAATTTTTTAACGCCGTAACTTGGTGGTCGTACGGCTTCGTTTTCCATTGGTAATTGGACATAGTTCCCCCTTGACTTGTGCAATGATATAAGACATTATCGGCAACGTAAAGGGCCAATCACCCTTTCAAACACGAACCACGGAACAGGAGAAGCGTCGATATGAGCGATTTAATCTTCGATATGGAAGCCGATTCCGTCTCTTCCAAACTAAGCAACGTTGACGATACAAATCTGAAAACCGTTGCTGAAGTTGCCGAGCGGATAATTGAAACCGAAGAAAATATTGAGCAATTGGAAAATTTGCTCAAGCAAAAGAAAAAAAACCTGCTAAAACTCACGGATGAAGATCTTCCGGCCATGCTCACTGAGATGGGCTTATCGGCATTTGAACTGGAAGATGGATCAAAAATTTCTTTGAAACAAACCTACGGTGCCCACATAAAAGTGGACAACAAAGAAGCCGCTTTCACTTGGCTTCGCGACCACGAATTCGATGATCTGATCAAAAACACGGTAAGCGTGAACTTCGGACGAAACGAAGATACCAAGGCCCGTGAGTTTGTATCCATTATCGAAGGGCAGGGATTTTCTCCTGCTCAAAAAACAGATGTTCATCCCTCGACGCTCAAAGCCTTTGTGAAAGAAAGGGTGGAACAGGGTGAAGAAATCCCAATGGAACTGTTCGGCGTCTTCGTTGGGCAGCGGGTAACAATCAAAAGAGGAACCAAATAATGGCGGCGAAAATGACCAAAAAGAAAGTGAACAAAGAGTTAACGGCTGGACTAGATACGTCGCTGTTCGAATTGGACGCGGGGGTGGGCAACGAAGAGGTGGGACAGGAAGACCTCGCACTTCCGTTTTTGAAACTGCTACAGGCCAGCAGCCAGAAAAGCATCAAGCAATTGAAGGCGCTGGGTATTAACGCGTCGCCGGGGGATGTCTGGAACACGGTCACTAACGAGCTTTACACGGATAGAAAGCTACGTGTTATTCCCGCAGCCTATCAACGCCGGTTCATTGAGTGGACTCCGCGCGGGGACGGGAATAATGCTCCGGTCGCCATCTACACGCCTGACGAAAAACGCCCGGAAACCACCAGAAGTCCTGAAGACAACAAGGACTATACGGAAAGCGGCTCCTACCTTGAGGACACGCACCACCACTACCTGCTGGTGCTGAACGACAACAAGAGTTCCACTGTTGCGTTGCTGGCGATGAAAAGCACGGCCTTAAAAAAATCTCGAAAATGGAACAGCATGATTGCCTCGCGGGTAATGACCAACGACGCTGGGAAGCTTTTTAGCCCACCCCGTTTTGCCTATATTTACACGTTGCAGGTCATCGAAGACGGCAACGATGAGGGCGAATGGTTCAATTGGGACGTGACCTTGGAAGGCCCCGTTGAACACGCGGACCACTATCAGGAGGCCCGTCAATTTGCTCACAGCATCAAAACCGGAACGGTAACCGTTAAGCATCAGCAGGAAGAGGGCGGTACAGAAATAGAGGAAGATGTGCCTTTCTGATCGAAAAATAAAAAAATAATGACGGCGCATGACGCGCCGTCTCGATCAGGGGGGTTTCATGTCTGATGCAGGAAAATTTGCAGGTATTTTCGACGGCCTGAGACAGGCGTACGGAACCTACAATGTAAACCGAAAAAACGCGAACGGGAAAAATCTAGGAAAAGCCAACCTAGTTCGCGAACCACGCACCACGGCTCTATGGGAAAAGCACCTGAGCGGCGAAGGGGTTTCTGTTGGGATCATTCCCATAAACGAAACGAATGAATGCCGCTGGGGTTGCATCGATGTTGATGAATATCCGCTCGACCACACAGCGCTTGTTGATAAAATCCGCAAATCCAAATTACCGCTTGTTGTTTGTCGGAGCAAATCCGGCGGGGCACATTGCTTTCTGTTCTGCACGGATTGGATTGCCGCCAAAGATATGCAAGAGGTTTTGCAGAATTTAGGTGCAGGGCTGGGCTATGGCACGTGTGAGGTGTTTCCTAAACAAATTCAACTGAATCTGGACAGGGGGGACGTAGGGAATTTTCTTAACATTCCTTACTATGATGCCGCCGAGGGGCTGCGCTACGCCATCCACGATGACGGCTCTGCTGCCACGCTTTCTGAGTTTTTCGAACTGCACGGAAAATATGTTCAAACACCGGAGCAATTGCTGTCCCTGACCATTGAAGCCACGGACAGTACCCCCATTCCCGACGGCCCTCCGTGCCTTCAACACCTGTGTTCTCAAAAAATCAGCGAGGGATCCCGAAACAACGGCCTGTTTAATGTTGGCGTTTTCCTGCGAAAAGCCTTCCCAGACTCGTGGGAAACGGAGATTTTAAATTACAACACTAACTACCTCACGCCCCCGCTACCGCTCTCGGAAGTCAACGTTGTCGCCAAGCAGTTGCAAAAAAAGGACTACACCTATAAGTGCAAAGACAGCCCCATAAACGCTTTTTGCAATGCTGATTTATGCCGCACCCGAAAGCACGGCGTAGACGCCACGGCCACCGGAACACTTATCGCCAACCTGCGAAAATATAACAGCCAGCCTCCTGTTTGGTTTGTAGACGTGAACGGGCAGCCGCTGGAAATGGACACAGAAGGTCTAATGAACCAGCCAACCTTCCAGCGAGCCTGCGTCGAACAATTGAATTTCATGCCACGTACGCAAACCAAACAAGTGTGGGAAGGACGCCTTAACCACTTGTTGACGGACATGACGCAAACCGAGGGCAACGTACTGGAAGTGAGTCAAGATGCCAGCATCGCGGGGCAGTTTTATGATTTCCTCGAAGAGTGGTGCACGAGCAAGCAACGCGCCAGTGAACGGGAGGAAATACTCTTACGCCGCCCCTACACGGATGATGAAGAAGGTATCACTTATTTTCGACTCAAGGATTTTGATGCCTTCCTGCGAAAGAACCGGTTCTTTGATTTCAAACCGCACAAGATGGCGCAACGCTTACGGGACATAAACGGAAAATCTATCCTCCTCAAAGTCCGGGGTAAACCTGTCCGCGTGTGGTCTATCCCGGCCCACGAACAGCACTCCGTCGAAGTGCCTACCCCAGATTTCGGGGAAAATAAAGACGCACCGTTTTAATGTTCCCCGAGAGAGGTATATAACGAATGCTTAAACAAATGCGAAAAATATGGGACTGGTTTGTCGTGCGAATACGGCGGCCAAAGACTAAGCCCCGCATGAAGACACGTCGAATGTCGAAGCCGGTTGGCCGCGTCGGAACTTATAAAACATTGTCTGGATTGCTGGAGAATATAGACATAGTTCAAAAGCGTCTTTTATGTAAGACCCTCTACAGTGAAACGCATCGTAAAACACGAAAAGCGTTGAGGAATATCGGCCCCTATATCCCCCACGTCGGATCGAAAACGCACACTTCTAAGGTTCTGGATACCACGAAGTTGAGTTCGATCATGTTTGTTGCGCTATCAAGAAAAAATAGCGAAAGAAAAAAGATAAAATTTAAAGGCTCCGTGGAACTGGAGGATTCTTGCCCCAGCGAATTTATTTACGCCGTCAAAGCACCAAAACGCTTAGGGTGCGACTTGAAAAAACCCGGACATAAGTCGTTGGCGGTGTACGAGTGCGGAATAGCCTTTCGGGACATATCAGACGACAAACTTGCTTGGGTTTCTTTTTATTCCTCCGTAAACAAGGCCGGGGAAGTGGAGATTCTGCGGCAGAGAATGCCTAAACGCATTTCTTTCCCAATAAAACGGGGGCGCTGCGGTCAATATAGTGGTGGTGCTTACATACAAAGGAACCAGTGGGGCCTTTCAACAATGGACAAGGAACCCATTCAAGATTGTTGGGAATCCGTTGAAGCCTTTTTGCGATGTATTTTTTGCAGTGCACTAAATTTTTGGATGTACAAAGATCAACAGTGGTCGGTGTCCATCCGAAAACAAGGTTATCGCGTCACATTTAGTGTGCCAATGAAAGAAACGAAATACTATTTTAAAGACCGGGAAAAGACGGCCCTGACGCCAACCGGGAAAAAGAAAACAATTATTCACTATGTGCGGGAGCATCAGCGTCATGTAAACAATAAAATAACTACCGTGAAAGAACATCTGCGAGGGATACGAGAATTCCAATGGAATGATTGCCTGTGTTGCGTCACGGCACCGACTTTTCATCGGTTTTCCTCACAAAATTTCGTGGAAGCGCCTAGCGATTTTGATGACAGCGGCGAATCCTACGTTGAAATTGATGATATGGCGAAGATGCTGGCTAATCTTGAAGACTCTCAAGAAACCGCTTCAGCGAACGAATGTTTGGATAACCCGGCTTAAAATGTTTCGGATCTTCGGACCCCCCGGTACGGGCAAAACGACGACGCTGTTGAATCTGGTTGATCAAGCTCTGGCCGATGAAGTGCCTCCTAACCAGATCGCATTCCTCTCGTTCACAAAAAAAGCGGCCACGGAAGCGCGGGACCGCGCCGCGAAGCGCTTTAACTTGGATGCGGAGCATGACTTACTTTATTTTCGCACCCTACACAGCTTGTCCTATCGCCTGTTGGGTTTGCGGAACGATCAACAAATGAAAACGGAACACTTCCACGAACTTTCAAACCGTCTTGGGATCCAGCTTGTTCGATCTAACTCAGACCTATTTGTGAATGACGAGGCGACTATTTCCCTGTCCGACCACCCCATTTTAAGCCTCATCAATCTGTCGCGGTTGAGAAAAATTTCCATTCGCGAGCAATACAACCAATCCAACATAGATAACGTCTGGGAAGAGGTGTCCTACGTGGACCGCGCCTACCGGGAATATAAAAAAGCAAACGGCTTGCTGGACTACACCGACACCCTCGTGATGTTTGCGGAAAATTTGGCAGACCACTGCCCACGGTTCAAAGTCTGCTTTCTCGATGAAGCACAAGACTTGAGTCCCCTGCAATGGGACATTGCCCACGGTCTGGATGACCACAGCGAAAAAATGTATTGCGCTGGCGACGACGACCAAGCGATCTACCGCTGGGCGGGAGCCGACATAAATCAATTCATCCACCTGCCCGGAGGCTCCGAAACCTTGGAGCAATCGTATCGTATCCCACAAAGCGTCCATACCGTTGCCGATAAAATTGTGTCGCGAATCACAGATCGGTATCCCAAGCAATATCGGCCCCGGCAGGAAAAGGGCACCGTCGAACGGATCTACGATCTGTCTGAAGCAGACTTGTCCCACGGCTCATGGCTCATCCTTACCCAAGCGAACTACATGCTGGAGCCTCTGGACACCACACTGCGCTCAATGGGTTACCTGTTTGAACGTCCCCGCCAGCGATCTATTTCCGAAAAATTATCGGAAGCTGTGAATGGATGGGAAGCCTTGCGGAAAGGGAACGAAGTCTCACTGCACACGGCCCAGTGTGTCTATGGATACATGACGGGCAACGGTGTTCGCATCACACGTGGACACAAAAAAATCCTCGAAGATGAAACCGCCATGTTCACGTTGGAAAAACTTCAAAAACAACACGGCTTGTTGGCTACCGAAGATCAAATCTGGCACGAAGCAATGGACAAACTGCCGGATGCAGATCGTGCGTACATTGTTGCCCTGTTGCGGCGCGGAGAAAAGTTTAATGCCCAGCCTCGTATCCGCTTGTCCACCATTCATCAATCTAAGGGAGGCGAAGCGGACAACGTTGTTTTGTTTTCCGATTTAGCGCCAGCGGCGGCACGAGATTTCAATAATGACACACACCGCGTTTTTTACGTGGGGGTGACACGTACAAGACAAAGCCTATATATTGTCGAGCCGGAAAACCTGCATTTGAGCTACTTGCTATGAAACCGGTTACTAAACTTCAGATGGCGATGTTTCCACCGAAAAGCGAATGGGTGCCCCCAAGCGAGCTTCCCGATCTCACCTCCGCAACTGAAATTGCCATCGATCTGGAAACAAAAGATCCCAACCTGAAAACCCACGGTCCCGGCTGGGCCACGGGCAACGGGGAAGTTGTTGGCTATGCCGTAGCCACCGCATCGTGGAATGGCTACGTGCCGATCCGCCACGTGGGCGGCGGCAATTTGGATGAACGCATAGTGCACCGCTGGATTAAAAAAATCTGCGAATGCCCTGCGGATAAGATTTTTCATAACGCCGCCTATGACGTGGGTTTTCTGAAACACGAGGGTTTCACGGTGAAGGGCAAGCTCATCGACACGATGATCACCGCCAGCCTGCTCGATGAAAACCGCTTTTCCTATTCTTTGAATGCACTGGCTTACGATTACCTGTCCCAAGCCAAAAGCGAACGCCTGCTCACCGAAGCCGCGCAGGAATTTGGCGTAGATCCAAAAGCAGAACTGTATCTATTGCCCGCCATGTATGTCGGGCCATACGGCGAAGCCGATGCCCGATTAACGCTGGAACTGTGGCACTCCTTTAAGTTGGAACTGATGAAGCAGGAACTGTCCACCATCTGGGAATTGGAAATGGCCTTGCTGCCGTGCCTGATCGAAATGACATGGAAAGGTATTCGCGTCGATCTAGACCGCGCCGAACGGACCAAACAGGAACTCATCAAACAGGAAAAGGCCACGCTCCGAAAGATTAAAAAACTTGCCGGGAAAGATGTCGAAATCTGGGCCGCTCAATCGGTCGCTGCGGCCTTTGAAAAGGTGGGCCTGTCATACCCAAAAACCGAACAGGGTGCACCGTCGTTTACGCGCGGATTCCTGTCAGAACACTCTCACGAATTACCCGCCCTCATCATGCAGGCGAGGGAACTGAACAAAACACATTCGGCCTTTGTCGGCAACGTTCTCAAATATGTTGGAAAGGACGGGCGCATTCACGCGCACATCAATCAAAACCGCAGCGATTCCGGCGGAACCGTGTCAGGTCGCCTAAGTTATCAGAACCCAAACATTCAGCAGTTGCCTGCGCGGAACCCGACCCTCGGCCCCATGATCCGAAGTCTGTTCCTCCCAGAAGAAGGGCAACAGTGGGCGGCGATCGACTATTCGCAACAGGAACCACGGATCTTGGTGCACTACGCCAAGGCCTACGGGGATTCAAAAAATACGGAATTAAAGGGCTTGTCCGAATTTCTGGAAGGCTATACCAACGACCCGAAAATGGACTTCCACAGCCTCGTCGCCGAGATGGCGGAAATTCCCCGCAAGCAAGCAAAAATGATTAATCTTGCGATGATGTACGGCATGGGAGTCAACAAGCTAGCGGAACAACTCGACATTGACAAAGCCGAAGCCAAGACCCTCACAGACCGCTACCACGAGCGCGTACCGTTCGTTCGACAACTTATGCGAGGGGTAAGCAGTAGATTGAACGATCCGCGCTCCAGCGGCTCTATACGCAGCCTCCGAGGCCGCAAGTGTCGCTTCGATCTGTGGGAACCCGATTCCTTTGAGATGCACAAAGCGCTCCCGAGGGAGGAAGCCATAGCCGCGTACGGCGCTACGACACGACTCGTGCGCGCATACACATATAAGAGTTTAAACCGACTGATCCAAGCCAGCGCTGCGGACATGTGCAAGCAGAGCATGATAAATTTGTTCCAGACCGGTGTGGTGCCACTCGTTCAAATCCACGACGAGCTGTGCTTTTCGGTTGAGAACCGGAAAGAGGCTGAAAAATACGCGGAGATTATGGAACAAGCTGTACTGCTTGAAATTCCCAACCGCTGCGATATTGAAATCGGGCGCAGTTGGGGCGAAGCCTCTTGATTTTCTTGGAGAATCCGATAGACTCCCATTACGCAGCCCAACCGGAGAATACTTTAAAAATGGATACGACTAAATGGAAATCGGTGCTTGTCACCCGCCCCATGTACGAGGAAATTTCCGCCGTCGCTCGCATTGAAGCTCGATCAATATCGGGCCAGTTGCGTTTGATGTGGGAGGCATGGAAACGGGAAAATCTATCTAAAAAAGATCAGAAGTTTTTGAAAGAGGAAATTGCCGCTCGGCGGAACGCTGAGAACGCCTAGCGCCGCGCGTCTTCGGACGCCAGCATCGTCTCGCTCACAGCATAATGCCGGAAAGCGAGAAGGCTATCACGGATCCCGTAGCGATCCACATGTAGAGTTTTTCCCAGCTTTTTCGTCTTCGATAGCGCTCGTTCGATTTCAATTGATCCTGCATGATATACTCCATTTTTCCTTTCCTCCGGTTGATGTATAAGACAATGTAAGATAAGCTGACGCCTAAGTCAAAAGGAAACAAAAACTATGTCAAACATTATAAACCTTCCTCCGCCCCCGGCGGACGACGTACCCCCAGTCTACGAGGAAACTCTAGAATGGGTCGCCGCTGTCCGAATAATCGAAGCGGCTTTGGTTGAATTTTCTGACAGCCTGTCCAAAGAGGACACGGTTGCATTGGGACGGGCGTGGGGGCGGATACAGCAAGGATGAACATGTCTTCTGAAGCCCAAAACAAAATTAACGATTTCAATAGCGCAGCAGAATTAACAGAAAAGCTCGTGCAAAAATTTTACGACGAGGAGTTGACGTTCGACGCAGCGATGGGCGGAGCGTTAACCGTGATGATACAGTGTCTGCTGCGAGGGTCGTCAGATCAAACGCACACGCTCGGGATCCTCGGGTCTGCGGTGAGCATCGCTGTCGCTTCGAACATGAGTGCTGAAGAAGAAGGAACGCCAAACGAGGAAATTTTAGAGTCAGTTTTGATCGACGAAGGATCCCTCCACTGATCCTCCTCCACGCCGCGCGCGTCGGCGGAACACACCACGCGCATCCCACTCCGGCTGATTTGTCCCCTCGACGCCGGAGCGCTCGACCGACCGGGCGTACCTAGTGCGCCCGGTTTTTTTTATTGACCAGTCCCATATTGTCCGCTAGACTGCCATACATATGAAACGGAGAACTTGATATGGCAATGATAGTTCTGCTGACTGCTCTTGCTGGTGATGCCTGCGAGCACTTCGCTCGGCTCCTCTCGGAGACTTACGTCGAAGCGTTCGGCGGCGACATCCAAGCGCAGATCAACCTGTCCCTTTACGAGCAAGCCTGCACGGCCGCGCTCCGGCAGGAGTTCGGAGATCTCACAAGCTGGGACTGCGCTCAGAACTTGACGCCCGACGCAGCGATGATCTGTCAGTACGAAGTCACGTATGAGTAAGCATACAATGCAGACAAAGACGGAAACGTGCGACCAATGCGGTGAGAAATTCGCTCTCGGAGAGGACACCTTTCTTGGTGTTCTTAACAAGGACGAAGAATGCTCCCCGTTCACTCCTCTCACCTCGTTGTGTGCAAAGTGTTGCGCGCGGCGCGAGACAGTAATCAGAACAACAAATAATGGAGATTAATCATGTCGGAGAGATCAGAGTCCGCTGACTCGCGCAAACGGATCCGCAAACTTCAGAAGAATCTGACGCGGATAGCGGCTGAGAGGGACTTGTATAAAAAGGCAGTCGAGGACGCATACGAAAAGTATCGGCAACTTGCCCCGTCAATCGAAGCTGGCGCTGCGATGTCAACTATACTTCGCAAAGCACTGGAGCAAAGCATAGCCGCGAACACAGATTCCAAAAGGACGCGCACCGAAGTGCGCGCCGCGATTTGGTCTTAATCCCTTCTTCATAAGGACAGCTTTCAAACCAAAGAGGAGACAGAGATGTTCTACTATCTTACGAAAGACGGCGACAGGTGGTCGCCGGTGGTGTCAGCTAATTTGGCTGGCTACTGGTGGTGGCGGTTCAGGCTCGCCGGTCGAGCCGGGTTTGACATCGTCAAAGTAGACGATTTGAACGACCCGGTCCCGCCTTTGTGGGACGACGTCTTACAGCAATCATGACTAAATTACAGATAAGCGAGGCAATCACAGAACAGCCGCAGAAATTTATCGTCGTGTGGCGCGGCCTGTATAGCTTAGAACTGCATCTTACCGCAACGTACACACGTCCAGAAGCCGAACTCCTAGCGCGGAATTTGTTGATCGACAACCGCCCCTCACGGATCTACGAAGTCGATCTGCCTTGAAAAAAAAACCCGGCCCCGTGAAGGGCCGGGCTTAAAGGCACTAGATCTTTCCCAGACCCAAGTGCCATGCCAGCTTGGCTCCCAGACTTCCCACCGTATCCGCAAAATTCTCGGACAAGTGGTCGCTTTCATGGAAATGCGCGAACTCATGGAGCATTAACTCTACCTGAACTTTTCTGTTTTCACGCCGGAACCACGTTTTTCCCAGAGCGTTAACGTTCAGGTGCAAGCTCCGCTTTGAGTACGCCGCCGCGAAAGCGTTGCCGGTTTTGACCAACACAACCCCGGTTGAGCAACCTAACAAAAGCTCGTGCAATCGTTTGGAAAACTCCACCGTGTCGCGTTGGTCCGCCGTCCAATCCGCCGGATCAACGGTTTCGGCTTCGGGCGCATTCGGATTATTAGAATACGCGTCGTACGATGTCGGGAACTTCTGCCCCGCGGCCGTTATGGCGGACGCCGCTTTGGCGTTCCCCCATTGGCCCCCGGTCAGAGTGCCCCCGGTTATCACCGTGTAGCCGTTTGCCGCAGCGACCCGGTTCGCTTCGGGGTTGGACGGATCGTAAGCGACCCGCTTCTCCCCAAACCTCGCCGTCATCACCCGCTCCGTCACTGCGTCCGTGCAGCGTTCATCCGATGAGGCTTCCGTCACCCAAGACTCTGAAAAGTCTTCGGTGTCGAGCAAGTGCGCCGCTTCGTTCAGCACCGCGACCCGGAGTTCCGCCAAGTAGGCGGGCGTCACATTGTCACGGTCTGCGTTCAACGGCACCTTTTGCTGCACGTTCACGTGCCAGCGATCTTCGGTTTCGACAACCGGGATCCCGAGTTCGTAAATGTGAGGCACCTCATCCGCCGTCGGCTCGTAAAGCTCCACCGTCGTAGCACGGCGGCTTCGCTTTAGGTTGCCGTCGTCGTCGGCAATGACCGTCGGCAGCGTCAGTTCAAGGGTGCTGGCCGGGGTCCGTGAGTTCAATGTCACAGTCCGATCCTGCACCTTGAGCGTCGTCTCGATGTCGGGCGGAGCAATCAGGGTGTGGAAAAAATCCTCAAACTCCTGAATGTCCACGTCGGTCATCGGTAACGTCGCCTCGAACAGACTGCCAGATTCCCGGCGGCTGCGGAGGTTGTGGCGACCCTTGGCGTCAAACGCGACACCGCCGGTCACCGTCACGATCCGCGCCTCACGGGCCACGGACAGAACGAGCTTCTCACCAAGATTGAACCGCCCTCGCAGCGTTGGATCGGCCTTTTTGGCTGACGGCGCATAGAGAGTGTAGGCATGGGTCAAGTCGGACCAACCGTCGGGATCGTCGTCGACTACGGTAACGACCGCGAGGCCGCGACGTAGCTTCTGGATCTCAACAGTAACGTTGATCACTTTTTGGTCCCAAGCGTTTTGGATCAACTCGGCCAGAATGAACGACCGGGGCCGATCTGCCATCAATTGAGACAGGCCTTTCCGATCTACATCGAACCAAGCTCGTTGTACTGTTTTGGGCACAGCACGGCCCTTTGCCTTGTAAGGCATAAGCTTTCTCCATTTTGTTAAAGAACACGTTTGCGACCGAGGTAGCCGCTCCCATATTGTCTCATAGATGGGGGTCTGACGCAAGGGGCACGTAAGTCATTGATTTAAAAGAGGTTTCAGGAATTGGGGTTTTCGGGTCACGGAACAAGGAACACTGTTTACTATATATACGTTCTGAGTGAATTTTTTTATTTTGCGAAAAATATGCCGTTACCTCGGTTACCGGTGTTACTTTAGGTGTTTTTTATATATAAATCAATAACTTAGTGGTAACAAAATAGGTCAAACTAAGGTGTTACCTTATAGGTCAAAAAAGTTACTCTACCTTAATCAAGAAAATACCTTAGTGCGATCTGAGTGAGTTTTTTATTTTTTTTGTTCTGAGCATATATATAGTGTTTCCTATTTTAACGCCCTGTGGCAAAATTCGGTCATGACCGTGAATCAAAGCCGCTATCTCGTCTTGCCTGACCCGGACAGGCATAAGCCTCGCCCGCCGCGAAAAGTTAAGCCTCCGCCCTTTTTGCCAGAGAATCGTCCGTTGACGAAAAAGCAGGAAAAATTCGTTCGCGAGCTGGTAGAAAACACCGGGCGTATCACGCTTCGCGAAGCGGCGGAAAAAGCGGGCTATAGCGCGCGCGGCGCGTCCGTCCGGGCTTCTGAACTGACCAACCCGACGAGGTGCCCCCACGTCGTCAAGCGGATCCTCGAAGTCCGCGCTGAAATGAAGATTAAATACGGAATCGATGAGGATCAGCATCTCGCGGACTTGTGGCGGCTGCGAGAAGAAAGTTTGTCCGGCGGTGCGTTTTCGGCTGCCGTGGCCGCCGAGAAAATTAGAGGATCGACAGCCGGGTTGCACGTTTCGAAATCGGAAATCAGACACGGCAGTATCGATCAAATGAGCCGCTCCGATGTGGAGCGGGAACTGATTAAAATTCGCGAAAGTTTTGCTCCACTTATGGCGACTTCGGGCGATGAAAGTAGCGACAGCGAAAAACCGCGAGTCGAACTTCTGGAAGCAAGTCCGGACCAACCTACCTAAGTTTTGGATTGCTACGCGCATCGAGTCGTGGGCCGTGCCCGGTGTGCCGGACACATTGTTGTGTGATTCCGATGGACAGTTCCACCTTATTGAATTAAAGGTTTGCGCGGCGAACGCTGTTCGATTGTCGCCGCATCAAGTTTCCTTCCTGACCCGTCATGCCCACGCCTCTGCGTGGGTTCTAATCAAAAAGCAGCCCTGCAAGGATCGAGCGCATTCTATCCTGTTGTATAGCGGGGCGGACGCAATTGCGCTGGCGACCGACGGTTTATCTGGCGCGGAACCGGCAGGCCAATGGCGCAACCCAGTGCCGTGGGCGGACGTTTTTAATCTTGTAAAGTCCCATACTTTGGCGTAAACTGAGGGGGTGTAAAACTAACTTTTGAAAGGGGACACCAAATGAAACTTACCGTCGATCAATTAACCGCCGTGAAGGCTTATGCAGAACAACATGGCGATGAATGGAAAACCAGCCTGCAAAGTGATTGGATGCGTTCCGGCTCCGCTACTTATCGCGGCGAGTGGTCGCCCCTTCAACAATTACGGAATCGGTTAGGACCAAAATGGTTGTATGAATTTCAATTAATCGAAAAACCGGCGAGCGCATCGCAGCCGCGTAACACATGGACAACCGCCGAATTGCAGGAAGACTATGAAGTTGAGGGGTTCGGCGGCGGCCTCTGCGTCGTCCGGCGGCGGTCGGATAATCGACGGGGCAGTTTGCAGTTCGATCATATGCCCCGGCGTTACTTCAATTTTGTGCCCGCCTAAGGGGAGCCTGGATTTCGTATCCCGAACTACCCGTGACGGATAGAGTTGCATGTCTAGGCTGCGGCCGAAAGGTCGCAATCATTCCCTCTTCCCGATCAAAGAAGAGGCGTGTTAGGCATAAATGCCCTCACGGGCAATGGTGTGTTTTTGGGCACAGGCTGATGGGCAACCAAGGCATGAATCATTCGACATGCAAGGAGTGCCGAACATGCAAACCATCACACTACAAGGGGAAACAATCATGACTAATGTGATTTGCGAGACGAGCGCTGCACGGATCGCGGAACTGACACCGGATTAGTTTTTAAATGTTTATTTTCAAACTGATCGAGTGGATCGTAAAACGTTGCGAGGGCGAGACGGACTGGGATCGGATACAGCGCGAAAAGCGCGAGCGGGAAAAGCAGGAGCAGGAGCGGGATCGGGACTGAGGCCCCCGTGGTTGCCGTTCCGGTAGCTCCCGCGTATACTAAGATATGAGAGATGTGTTCAACCAATTGGAGGCCAATTATGGCGCACAATATTTATCAATTCGACGACGGACGGTATAGTTTTACCCGCCGGGCGGGAACCGACGCTGCATGGCACCATCTTGGCGGCGAGACGCGCGAAGGCGCACCCATTGAAGAATGGCTCGTGGCTGCGGGCATGAATTTTGAGATCAAAAGTTCGCCCGTCAAATTTGACGTGGAATTGGACGGTTTCCCTTACACCGGCAACGTGAAGACTTTTGACGGTCGCCGCGTATTCTATCGCGCAGACAATGGGCAACCCATCGCCGTCCACAGCAACCGCTATCAAGTCGTGCAGCCGCGCGAGATCCTAGAGTTTTTCAGTAACATGATTGACTCCGCCGGATACCGGTTGAATACGGCGGGCGTGTTGGGAAGCGGGTCCAAGTACTGGGCGCTCGCCGATACCGGGGCGTCGGTGAACTTGAACGGCGACAAGTTGTTGGGCTATCTGTTGTTGGCGACGGCGGCGGACGGCACTTTAGCGACGACGGCGCAATTCACAGCGATGCGCGTTGTCTGTCATAACACTTTGGAAATGTCACTGCGGGCCGCCGGGGCGGGCGCGATCAAGGTGCCCCATTCGACGACGTTTAACGCGGACGTCGTAAAGGCGGATCTGGGTATCGGCGAAACGTGGGACCAGTTCGTATCTGACGCGGATCGCCTTATGTCGACGCCCGTTTCCCGCGACATGCTCGTGGATATGGTTGTCGACGTTGTCGGGGATCCTGATCAGCCGAAGACACGCGAAGATCAACCTCGCGGAGTTAAAAACGTGATCGAACTGTTCAACGGTCGCGCTCGCGGGGCTGACTTAGTCGGATCGCGCGGTACGGCTTGGGGGTTCGTCAATGCGGTAACGGAATACGCCGACTATCACGTTCGGGCACGGTCTGAAGATACGCGCTTGAATAGCGCATGGTTCGGGCGCGGGAACGCGATTAAGAATAAGGCCTACGCCGTCGCAATGGATCGCATCGCCGCGTAGACAATAACCGTTCCATAATCACATAACCCCATTGAGCCGGGCCGTTGCGCCCGGTTTTTTTTTCGCCCGAATTCCGCCCTGCGCCTACGTTTACGCCCGTTTTAGTCCGTTCGGTGTATATCGGATTAAACTCATATAGTTGCATATAAAATTAGCTTACTGTATATGTGCGGGCGTGCGGTTCATGTAACCGCTCAACTAAGAGGAATAAAACATGGAAACTTTCGACTATTACACCATCAACGCCGACACTGAGTTCGGCACCACTGTTTATACCGTGTACGGATGGGGGACGTATGAGCGTTCCAGCGTCCTGGCCGGTCAGGCGCGAAAGTGCTACATCGAATCTTATGACACCGAGGAGGAAGCGAAAGCGGCCTATCCAAGTGCAGGGTTCTCGTCTAAGTGGACGGAGGTGCAGGTGAACGTTAACCACCTTCCAGGCGAGGACGATCCGGTCGCCGGGGGAATGTATCCCGATGATATCGGGTACGAGGATTACGACGACTACCAATAACCGGGGGGCGTAAGCTAATTTTACTGAACCGGGCTAGGTGCCCGGTTCTTTTTTGCCTGAATTTTCCCGTAGACGCGCCCCGCGTTCGCTCGCCGAGCTTGCCCGCAATTATCGGATAACACACAGACTATTGCATATCGGCGCTGCCTCGTGTATATGTGCGCGTGTGCGGTTCATAACCGCTTAACTACAAGGGGAACAAGCATGACTACGATTAACTGTGCGCCTACATGGGAAACCGCCGTGGAAATCATTTTACTGACACTTGAACACGGCGGCCCGGATATGCGGCGGCCCGCTAGAACGGAATTGTTGCGGCTCGCTCGCGCAATGGATGAAATTAATAAACAGTCAGTGCGGGCAGATCTAAACAATCTTTTTGAGGCGGGTATCGATGAATAACTATCACTTCAACAATTCGCAATGGCGCGTACTGCTCGATCAACCTGACCTTGAACCGCGAGCGGATCGCGGTATCGCGATTAACCGCGACTACGTGACGTTATCTAACGGCGAGGTGTTCCACGTTGGCGGCAAATGGCTAGACGACGACAACACCAAAGAGGGGACAAGGGATGAGCTTATCTAAATCACAGCGAGAGAAAGTTGAACGCGCATTGGCGCAACATGCGAAGCATAAAAACTGCTATTTCTGGGCGCCACCAGTGAGCGCGGGGCTGCGCCGCGAGACGGAGCGCAAAAACAACTGGTGTGTGTCCTTCAAGCACGCCGGGGACACCTACACGTATGAATCAGCGGTGCGATGCAGTTGCAAGAACTACTACTACCGCGGGGAATTTGCCGTTAACGGCAAAAAGCGCACTGTTCGGGCTTTTTGGGCATTATTAGAAGGCTAATGCCATAACGCGGGGGATCTGAACAATGACTAAACGTGCTAACTCCTACGTGATCTACGATGGTCCATCACAGATAGACGGCAAGCGGATCCTTGCTATTGTGACGTGTGTAAATCGTCCCAGTAAAAATGCGAAAGTTGGCGCAATGCTGCCCGTGTACATTTTGACAGCAGATATAGATCCGGTTGCCGCAATTCACAGTGGCGCGGATCGTTCTATTTGCGGCGATTGTGATCTACGCGGGCGGATTGTGGACGGGCGCAATGTAGATCGCCCGTGCTACGTCCTAGTGTGGCAAGATCCGTTGGCCGTGTGGCGCGGTTGGCAGCGCGGATCGTGCGCGGATATATCTGGCGACCCGTACGCCGTTCGCCGTCTAGGATCGGATCGTTCGATTCGACTCGGCTCATATGGTGATCCATGTGCGATTCCGTTGTCCGTGTGGCGGGCGTTTTTATCTGAATCGACAATGCATACCGCGTACTCTCATCAATGGCGCGACGAGCGGTTTCAGGCGTACCGTGAGATTTGCATGGCGTCCGTTAGCAGTTCGGTAGATCTGTATGCCGCGCGGGCGTGCGGGTGGCGTACCTATCGTGTGCGTAATGAGAGCGATCCCGTAGTGAGGGGAGAGTCTGTCTGTCCGGCGTCCATTGAAGCGGATTATTCGTCAACGTGTGAGCGGTGCGGCTCGTGTGCGGGTCTAACGAAAATGCACCGAGACAAGGTGATCATCGTGCATGGTGCGGGCGCGAAACATATTGCCCCGTAAACGGCACAACGTTTCACCATTGAACCGGGCCGTGCGCCCGGTTTTTTTTTGTCTGGGCTTCGAGGGACGAATTGCCGCGTGATCGGGTTTTGAGTGATCAAACCTGGAAACCGAGGGCCGTAGCTTCGATCTAAGCGACGATCAAACCTCGACCGATACCACAGCACCCCCAGGATCCGAACCTCGAGGCCTGGATTTGATCTCGGATGATCTTCGGCGGCGGCTCGATTTTGGCCGCGGGGGATCCGTGTTGGCAGCGGGCGTAATACCGGGCCCGGTCCGTCGGCCGGGGGCCGTCCCCAACGTACCGCGAGCCGCGCGGCCCTGTGGTTAAATAGTGTCCAGTAGGGTTGTGCATAAGTGGCTCGCGATCGGAAAATCCCTTAGCACCCCTCGGACCCAAATTTGGCGCGAATTCGTAAAACGCCGATCGCGCTAAATGTGGACAACCTGTGGCCCCTGGCCCCTGGCCCCTGGCCCCTGGCACCTGGCACCTGGCACCTGGCCCCTGGCACCTGGCCCCTGGCCCCTGGCCCCTGGC